CTGGACAATCCCTGGAACCGTGGGCAATGGCGTAAACGCGAGGGGTACATCGTGCAGCTCGGCAAGGCGCGCGCCTTTTTCTTTTCCGCCGACCCATCCGCGAACGTCGTCGGCGCCACCGCCGATATCCTGCTCGAATGCGACGAGGCCCAGGACGTCGAGCCCGCCAAGTGGGACAAGGACTTTGTTCCGATGGGCGCGTCCACGAACGTGACCACCGTGTACTGGGGCACGGCGTGGACTTTGGACACCATGTTGGCCCGCACCGCGCAGCACCTGCGGCGCCTGGAAGCGCGCGACGGCGTGCGCCGCGTGTTCCGCTACGATGCAGAGCAGGTCGGCGCCGAGGTGCCCGCCTACGCCGAGCACGTGCGCAGGCAGGTCGCCCGCCTGGGCAGACAGCACCCGCTGATCAAGACCCAGTACTACCTGGAAGAGATCGATGGGCAGGGCGGCCTGTTTCACGCGGCGCGCCGCGCCCTCATGCGCGGCGACCACCCACGACAGCGTGACTCCACCCCTCGCCCGGGCTCGCCCGGGCGAGCCCCGCCGTTCGCGGGGCGAGGGGCCACCCCCGGAAGGCGCTATGCGATGCTGATCGACGTGGGCGGCGAGGACGAGTTGGGGGGTGATCCGGTGACGCGGTCCATGTTGGCCAACCCCAGGCGCGACGCGACTGCGCTGACCCTGGTCGAGGTCTCGGTCCGCCACGGCGAACTGCCTCGCTATCGCGCGGTCGATCGCCGCCTGTGGATCGGAACGCCGCACACGCGCCTCTACCACGAGCTGCTGGCCTGGGCCGACGCGTGGCGACCGGTGTGGGTCGTCGTGGACGCCACCGGCGTCGGCGCCGGCCTGGCGAGCGCCCTGTCCACGCGCCTGGGCGAGCGGGTGATCCCGGTTACCTTTTCGCCCCGCGTCAAGTCGGACCTGGGGTGGGATTTCCTCGCCATCGTCGAGACCGGGCGCTACCGCGACTATGCAGAGGATGGCGAGGCAGACACGCGCCAGTTCTGGTACGAGGTCGAGGCGTGCCAGTACGAGGTCAGCCAGGGCCCCGGCCACCAGATGCGCTGGGGCGTGTGGGAAGCCCCCGCCTACGATGGCGCGATCGCGCGGGGCCACGACGACCTGTTGATCTCGGCCGCCATGTGCGCGGTGCTCGACCGCCAGCCGTGGCCCGGTACCGGCGAGTCTGTCGCGGTCGAGATGCCCGACCCGTTGGACGACATCGACCGGGGTCGGTGGTGAGGAGGAGGAGCCATGAGCACGTTCTTAGACCGGCTGCGCGCACTATTCCGCCCCGAGCAGGACACGTCCGCCGTGCTCTCTCACCTGCGTCGAGGGGAAGCCGCCGCCGTCACCGTCCGCGTCGACGACTCGCCCGGATGGGAGGCACGCACCCCTCGCTCTTGGCGAGGGGACGCCCCCACCGGCCCCGCCGACCGCCCATGGTCAGAACGCCTCGACGACCTCGACGACGCCCTCGAAGCCTGGCGCAAGAATTTCATGATCCGCCGCGTCGTCACAATGATCACATCCTACGTCGTCGGCGACGGGATCATCGTCTCCAGCCGCTTGCCGCAGGTCGATGCCTTTGTCCGCGCCTTCTGGACCCACCCCAAGAACGACATGGCCGCGCGCCTGGCACCCATGTGCGACGAGCTCACCCGCGCCGGGGAGCTGTTCCCCGTGCTTCACACCAACCGCATCGACGGCATGTCCTATGTCCGCTTTGTCCCCGCTTCCCTGATCGCCGAGATCGAGACCGCGCCCAACGACTATGAGAGCGAGCGGCGCTACGGCCAGCGACAGGAGAACTCGACCGAGCTCAAGTGGTGGATCGGCCCCGGCCACCGCCTCGCCTACCGGCCCACATCGGCCGGCCGCCTGCGTCCCTTGATGCTGCACTATGCCGTCAACCGCCCCATCGGCGCGACACGCGGCGAGGGGGACCTGGGGCCCGTTCTGCCCTGGGCCATGCGCTACAAGGCCTGGCTTGAGGACCGCGTCAGGCTCAACCGCCTGCGCACTCGCCAGGGGATCATGGACGTCGAGATCGCCGACGATTCCGTGGTCGAGCAGAAACGCCGCCAACTGCGCACCTCCAACCCCACCGAGGCTGGGATCTATGTCCACGGACCGGGCGAAAAGGTGACCATGCACGAGCTCAAGATCGGCGCCGGCGACGCTTACGACGACGGCCAGACGCTGCGCATGGCCATCGCCACCGGCGTCAACGCTGCCCTCCACTACCTCGGCGAGGGGGAAACCGTCAACTATGCCACTGCCAAAGAGATGGGCGAGCCAACGGCCCGCTTTTTCAGCCAGCGCCAGGCCGCCTTTTGTGCCATCTTGCGCGACCTGGTGGCCACCGCCTACCGCCGCGCCGCCGCCCTCGGGCAGGCTACCATGCCCTCGGACGGCGATCTGCAACTGATCGTCACCACGACCGAGGTCGCCCGCGCCGACAACCTCACTCTCGCGCAGGCAGCGCGCTATGTCACGGTCGCCCTCCAGGCCTGGAAGGCCGAGGGGTGGATCGACGACGCGACCGCGGCGCGCATGGCGTTCCGCTTTGCCGGGGAGGTGCTGGGCGAAGACGAGGTGGCTGCGATGCAACAGTCCTGATGGGCAGAGCGGATCGTGCATCGTGTCCTGCACGATGCGCATTTCACAGGCCGCGGACGCGGCGAGAGGAGGGTGTGTGATGGCAGAGAGGGCAAGAGCGATGGCGGGGTGCGTGCTGCGCGCGACGCGCGCCCGCGCGGGCGTCGCCGCGTGCGATGGTGCGCCGGGAACAGGTAGCGCGGAGCGGACCATGTCCCACGCGGAGGTAGGACGCCGGGCATACGATTGCGTGTTCCTGCGCCCGGGCCGGGTGCAGCGCGCCGACGGATCGCCGAGCGAGTGGCTGATCCCCTGCGAGGTGGTCCGCCGCGCGGCGCACAGATTTGACGGCCTGTCGGTCTATCTCGACCACCCCGAGGTGTGCGGCGCGTGGGGGGAGCGGCAGGCACCCAGCGTGCGCGACCTGGCCGGGGTGACCGGCGACGCGCATTGGAGCGAGGCCGAGGGGGCGCTCGTGGGCACGATCCGCCTGTACGACCAGGACCCCCACGGGGCGGGTGCGTACATTGGCGGGCTGATCGACCAGATCCTCGATGACCGGGCTGCGGGTCGCCACACGCCCCCGATCGGCCTGTCCGCCGTCTTTTACCACGAGGCCGAGCGCGATGAGGGCAGCGGGCTGTACGTCACGACCGAGATCGTCCACGCACAGAGCGTGGATTTTGTATACGCGCCGGGGGCGGGCGGGATTGTGCGCGCCGCCCTATCGGCCGCGAACTATGGGGCGACAAGCCCCACACCCCTCGCCACAGGCGAGGGGACACACAAAGGAGGCACAGATATGACCGACAACGAGATCCTCACCCGCGAGGAGCAACCTGCAGGGGAAGGGACCGGAACCGAGGCACCCCTTGCTGCTACCGAGGGGACACCCACCCCCCGGCATCCCTCGCCACAGACGAGACCCCGCCCTGGGGCGGGGCCCGACGACCTCACCGCTCAGGTTGCCGCTCTCACTGCTCAGGTCAGCCGCTTGCAGACGGCACTCGCCGCCCGAGAAGAAGCTGAGACAATCCAGGACATGGGCACGCCACCGCGCTCTCCCGTCCGCGGAATGCTGACCGGCGTTGACCAGGTCACCGCCGCCCTCGATGCTATGCTCAAAGGGGTCCGGCCCTCCGACGGGATCCGCCCCCTCACCGGGATCCGCGAGCTCTACAACCTGCTCTCCGGCGACTATGAGATGACCGGCGTCTTTCGACCCGAGCGCGTCTACCTGGCCAACGTCACCACCGCCACCATGGCAGGCCTGGTGGCCAACGCACTCAACAAGCGCGTGATCAACCTGTTCGCCCAGTATCCCCAGTGGTGGGCCCCCGCCGTCACCGTCCAGGACTTTGCCACCCTCCAGGATGTCCGCTGGATCACCCTTGGCGGC